GATCTGCTTTGGTCGATCCCGGCTGAAAGCAGGCGCCCAGTTGCTGATTGTCCATGTCGCGGGCTGCCTGCAGCTTCTTGTAGTAGCTGGGGTTGAACTCGGAGCTGAACTGGTGATCGTGGTTGGTAACGAGCTGACCCAAGAACAGGGTGTAGAGCGAGAGCTGATCCACAATCTTTGTGGCATTTTCCACCGCCTGGGAAAGCGCTTCGCCGTAGACGAGATAGGGGACCTTCAGCCCTTCTGGCACGCGCGCCGGCAGCGGCGAGATCGACACGTAGTTACGCCCTGCAATCGCCTCCAGAAACTCCTTCTGCTGGCTGGTGATCGGTGCGGTCGGTTTGTCGTTCGGCGATACGAGGTTGTACAGGTCGCGGAACCCAGACTGGATTGCGGGGAAGACGCGATGCAGGAGATTCCCGGTGTCTTGGATGGTGAAGGCTTCGAGCGCCACCACGGCGCGTTGGTTCTCGAGCAGGGTCGTCATAGGGGGTCCGTTGAGAAATAGGCAATAGGGCAGTTCATAAAAATGTACGAAGTCAAATTCATCTTTTGCGCAAGCGTTAGTTATCGAACATAGACGTACTTACGAACGAGCAGAAGATGACCATTGACTTAAGAACAAAGCTGACACCAGCACCGAACGTCAAGGTGATGATCAACATCGGAGCAGGTTTCGACATTCCGACTGGCCACTACATCAAGGGGCGTCGCAATGAGTCGATCCTGAACGGTGGGTTGGCACCGCTGACCGGTATCACGGGTATCGGCAACAACTTCAAATCCACGACCGAGCACTACATGATGCTGACTGCAATGTCGCGCATGCTGTATTCGGCCGCCAAGACGTACGACACCGAAGTCAACATTCACGAATGGCACTACCGCGAGTTCGTTGCTCGTACGGAAGCGTTCCACGGCGAGGATGTACTGGAGTCGCAGCGCTGGTCGATCACCGACAAGACGGTCTATGTCGGCGACGAGTGGTACAAGAACCACAAGAACGAGCTCGAAGAGAAGACGAAGCGTAAGGACATCATCGTCAATACGCCCTTCTACAATCGCGAGCGCACCGCTCCGTTTACGATGCTCATTCCCACGTTCACCGAGATCGACTCGTTTACCGAGTTCGAGACGTCTGACGTGATCGAGATGCAAGACCACGATCTCGGCGATTCGAAAGGCAACACGATCCACATGCGCCAAGGCTTGGCCAAGCTACGGATCTTGATGGAAGCACCGCGGCTGCATGGTCAGGCCTACGACTACCTGCTTATGACGGCTCACCTCGGCAAAGAATCGACGATGCAAAACGCCGGTCCTGCCGGGTCGGTTCCGATCCAGAAGTTGAAGCACCTGAAGAACGGCGACAAGATCAAGGGCACGACCGACAAGTTCACCTTCATCACGCACAACTGCTGGCACTGCTACAACTCTGCACCGCTGCTCGACAGCAACCGGGCGCCGGAGTACCCGCGCAATCAAGAAGACACGTTGAAGCTGGACACCGATCTGAACACGGTGCAGCTGCGTAACCTGCGTTCCAAGTCGGGCGCTTCCGGTATGGCGTTCACCTTGATCGTGTCGCAGTCGGAAGGTGTGCTGCCGTCGCTCACTGAGTTCCACCACATCAAGGAACAGGGTCGCTTCGGGCTGGAAGGCAACAACATCAACTACAGCCTTGCGCTGTATCCGGATGTCAAGCTGCAGCGCACGACGATTCGCCGCAAGATCGACAACGATCCGATGCTGCGCCGTGCGCTCAACATCACGAGCGAAATGTGCCAGATGAGCTATCTGTGGCACACCATGGCGCCCGAGCTCAAGCTCAACCCGAAGCAACTGTACGACAGCCTGAAGGCCTTGGGCTTCGACTGGAACGTGTTGCTGACGACGCGTGGCTGGTGGACGCACGAACTCGGCGAAGCGCACGAGCTGCCCTTCCTCTCGACGATGGACATGCTGCGCATGACGCTGCCGAAGGAACACCCGGAGCACTACTTCCCGTACTGGATGGGCGAGGACAAGAAACCGCTGCCGCAGTATCAGGAACTGATCCAACGGATTGCCGAGCGCGACGGTCTCATGCACGCGATGGCAGCCTAAACACGAGGTCCCTATGGACGCAGACAAGCAAGAGAAAATCAGCCAGGTGCATCCGTACCTGCAAGCGAACCTCGCCGTCACGATGGACGCGGTCAACGGCACTTTCAAGTTCCGTGTCGGCGAAGAAGTGCGCCACACCAAGGGCGGCATTTACATCATCACGGGTTTGCCGAGCGAATACGTGCTCGAGCATTCTCGTGAACCTGCCTACGCGTACATGATGGCCGACGGTCGCATCTGCGTTCGTTCGCAGGCAGAGATGGAAGACGGTCGCTTTGAATCGGTTCCGGAGGGCACAGCGCGTGCCTATGTCGCCGAGAAAGAAGCCGCTGACAAACCGACGGCTACGGCGCCCTTCGAAGGGATGGATCGCGAATGGACAGAAGCCGAGAAAACCGGTCTGAATGGTGCACTCAGCCAGTACGGCTGGAAGTGATTGGAAGACGCTACTTAGCTGTGTGCGGTAGCGCACGTTAATAAGATTACTAGAGATTTTTTACTGCCATGACTCATGATGTAGAAGAAACCTCCGCCGAGGTACCCGCAGCAGAAGCCATCGAGAATCTCGTCAGCCACGTGACGAACTTGCTCATCGACAAGGGCCACCCGAATCCGGAAGCGTGGAAGCAGTATCTTCAGCCCGGTGTGGAAACCCTGCCCGATCCGGACTACCAGCAATTCGCCATCAATCGCGCTTGGCGCGTGATCTTCGGCAAGCTGAAAGAAGCGAATGGCGACGTCGACACGATGGACGTGCGCTACTGCCTGATTGACCAGAAGGGTTCGGTGGAGAACTGGAAACGCCTGTTCGAAATGGGAGTCCTTCCATGCATCATCGAGCATTCGCTGCCCCTCTCGGAATGATCGAGCACGGCGCGTTGTCTCACGCAGCAATTCGCGACTTCAACGAGGCGATCGTCGTCGCTGGTGGTCGGAACTTCAATGACTACGCGCAGTTCGTCAGTTGCCTCGAAGCGTACCTGTGTATTGAGCTTCCCACGGCTCGACCGATCTTCATTACGGGGAAAGCCCATAGCGGTCCAGATTCTATGATTATCCGCTGGTGCCGTGAGAACGGCCGCGCCTGGACCGAGTTCCCGGCCGATTGGGATGATCTGACAGTGCCTGGCGCCGTGATCCGAATCAATCGCCGTGGTAATCGCTACAACGCTGCGGCCGGACATTTCCGCAACCGCCTCATGGCTCAACACGCGACACACGTCGTGTGCTTCTGGGATGGTCGCTCACCCGGCACCCGGAACATGATCGACGAGGCGCGACGCTGTCAGATCGAACCCAAGATCTTTTTGATCGATCCTGATAGGAAAGAAAGCAATGACCAAACCGCTTGGAAAGAGAGCCGCGACCGAGGCGTTCGTTCTGAAATATATTCAGAAGCTCATCCCCGGGTCTTCCACGAACGTCCAGCTGTATAAGGACCTCTTCGCACGAATGGACGACAAGGCGTTCGACGACTGGATGGGCAAGCTCGCGCGCAAGGAGATTCGTCTGGCGATCATCGCACCGAACCTCTCGAAAGAGAAAGTGACCATCCCCAACAACCTCGCCATTGGCGACGAGTTGGGACACAACTTCTTCGAGCGGCTCTGGATCGACAACGGTAACGACATCCCACCGTATCTCTCGCCGATAAAGTACCTCGTGGGCGACATCACCCTGCGCCGTCAGGCTCAGGTGCTGGTGAAGAAGATCTCGATCCCCGAGGACAACCGCAGCGTCGACGACATGACTGGCCAGCCTTCGGGCAAGTCGGAAGCGAGCAAGATCTCCTACCCGGAAACGCAGGTTCTGTCGGCGCTTAAGCTCGACAAGAACATCGCGGAGATGATCAGCTTGCGCGGCGGCGACACGCAAGGCTTCAACGCAATGAACGACAGTTTCGCTCGTACGGGCGGAGCGTCACAGAAGGCCATCGAGCATCTGCGCGGTGGTGTGAAATCAACACAGGCCCTGAACACCATACTCACGAGTATGCATTATCAGGTGTCAGGTCTCGTATAAGGAGACGGAGCATGAGTCTCCTACCGCATGAACTGATCGAAAC